ATTAGCACCAATATTTGTTGAAGATGATAATAGACCAGGTATTTTTTTCTCAGGTAATTTAAACAATATAGGTATTATACAATTCGGAGATAACTCATCTATTAATGCTGGTGAGATTTTTTACGATCATAGTGCTGATAAATTTAGTTTAAGATGTGCAGGTACTGTACAAGCAACTTTAGCTGATGGCGTATTTGCACCAGAAACAGATTCAGATGTAGATTTAGGTACAACCTCTTTACGCTTTAAAGATACATTTGTAGATTCAATTACTGTTACTGGTGAGATTGATGGTGCATCGCTTGATATTGAAGGCAATGCGGATATCAATGGTACTACTAACTTAGACGTAGTAGATATTGATGGAGCTGTTGACATGGCTACCACTTTAACACTTGGCGGTAATGCTGACTTTAATGGTGACTTAGATGTAGATGGCACCACTAATTTAGATGTGGTTGATATAGACGGTGCTGTAGATATGGCTAGTACATTGACTGTGGCTGAAGCAATTAATGGTGCATTAAAAAGATGGGCAATTAAAACTTCTGCATATACTGCAGTAGCTGGCGACAGACTATTAGCAGACACTGCAACTACGGCTGCATTTACTGTTACTTTACCAAGCAGTCCTTCTGTTGGTGATGAGATACACATACTAGACGGAGCTGCAAACTTTGATTCTGCTAACTTAACAGTAGGCAGAAACGGTAAAAAAATACAAGGTGCTACTGCTGACTTAACTCTTACTACACAAAACACAGGTATTGGTTTGGTGTTTTTAAATGATACTTATGGATGGAGAGTCTTAGTAGACGCTTATGATGTAGATACTACGGAGCTGTAATATGACAAATGAAGTTTATAATTCACAAAATAAAGATATTTATGTAGATGAAGCAACTCATAAGTTAGTTATTAAAAAATCACAAGATACTACAAACATACTAGAACAAAATAAAATTGCTCGTAATCATAGATCATTAGAACAAAAAGGTGAGTTTCAACGTATTGCACAAATACCTCTAATTGCATTACAAATAAAAACTAAAGAACTTTTTGGACATTCTAATTGGCATCAGTTACATAAACAAACTCAACGTGAGTTAATAAAAAATATGGTTAACAGTAATGAATTTCAAAACTTTAGGGTTGGAGAGAAACGATTGTAATGGCTTTAAATAACTATTCAAACTTACAAACATCTATTGCTAACTTTTTAGCACGTGATGATTTAACTACAGAGATTGTAGATTTTGTTGCCTTAACAGAAGCAGACTTTAATCGTAGATTAAGAATACGTGCAATGGAAAACTCTAGTTCATTTACTATTGATTCTGAAACTGAAACATTACCAACTGGTTTTTTACAAGCTAGAAGTTTTGTTATACCAACTAATCCTAAAACTGCATTACAGTTTATGACTCCGTTTCATCAAGCAGAAACTCAAGGGTCTAGTGAAACTGGCAAACCAAGAGCTTACTCTATAGAAGGTACTAACTTTAGATTTAGTCCAACACCTGACGCTACCTACACTGCTACATTAGTTTTTTACAAAGCCTTTGATTCGTTAAGTTCGTCAGTTGCTACCAATCACATTTTAACTAACCATCCAGATGTATATCTTTATGGTGCGTTATATTTTGCTAGTACATTTATTCGTGGTATGGATCCGCAAACTGTTGGTCAATTTAAATCACAGTATGAGTCAGCACTACAACAAGTAGAAATGGCAGATGAAAAAGACAAGTATAATGCTACGCCATTAGTACAAAGAACAGGTATTAATATTAACAATTTTGATAACGTATAATGCAAGTACCTTTTGCAGAATGGCTACCAGACTTACCAGATCACATGAATCCTGGTGCAACCGAAGCTACTAATGTTTTTCCTGCGGTAAACAGTTACCGACCATTTAATGACATAGCAGTTACCTCAAGTGATGCCTTAACAACAAGATGTCGAGGTGCTAGAGCTTTTAAATCTGACAGTGGTGTGGTATCTATTTTTGCAGGTGATGCTACTAAGTTATACAAACTAACTAACAATGCTTTTGTAGATGAAAGTGGCGGTACTACATTTAGTTTCTCTGCTGAGTCCTATTGGGATTTTGCTAGATTTGGTGAAGTAGTTATTGTTTTCAATGGTGACGATGCACCGCAAGCATGGACATTAGATTCATCAACTGACTTTGCTGCATTAGCAGGCTCACCACCAGCATTTAGACATGCTGCAGTTATTGGTAATTTTTTAGTTACAGGCTTTCAACCTGCTGCACAGAACAAAGTACAATGGTCTAGTTTTAATGATCCGACCTCATGGACTGCAGGGGTTAATCAATCTGACTCTGAAGTATTACCTGAAGGTGGAGTTATTACTGGTGTTACTGGTGGACAGTATGGACTGATATTTCAAGAAGATCGTATCACTCGTATGGATTATCGTGGTGGTAATGTCGTGTTTTCATTTAGACGTATTGAAGAAAACAGAGGTGCGGTACAAGGTAAAAACGTAATACAAGTTGGTAACCTAGTGTACTATCTATCAGAAGATGGTTTCTATGTAACTAACGGTACACAATCACAACCTATTGGTGCAAACAAAGTAGATCGTTTCTTTTATAATGATTTAAAGTTTGAGTTAAGAGAACGTGTTAGAGCTTCTTACGACCATGAAAACAAATTAGTTATGTGGTCATATCCATCAGCTACAGGTACAAACGCTGGCATCCAAAACGACAAAATTATTATTTATCACATAGCAAGTAAAAGATGGTCATTAGTAGAACTAGATCACGAAGTCATTATTGATTACTTATCACCTGGATTTACATTAGATGACTTAGATGATTATCCTACATCAGGTGCAGATGATTTAGATGCTATTACTATATCTTTAGATAGTGCAGCATTTATTGGTGGATTAAGAACTTTAGGTGTATTTAACACTTCACATTTTCTTGGATCTTTTGGTGGTGATGCGTTAGCAGCCTCTATTGGTACTAATGAAACAGAAATATTTCCTATGCATAGATCACTAGTTACCCACGTTAGACCTATAGTTGACACTAGTTCTGCTACAGGTACGATAAGTTTTCGTAATAGAGTTGCTGACTCTAGCACGACTTCTAGTGCATCTAGTATGCACGCTACAGGAACAATACCGTTTCACAAATCAGCAAGATATTTTAAATTTAACTTACAGATACCAGCAGGTACAACTTGGTCAGATGCACAAGGTATTGACGTAGAAGCAATCAAAGAAGGATACAGATAATGGCAATAATGGGCTTACTAGGAGATTTTATAAAACAAAATCCTAACATGTTTAATCAAATGCAATCACCAGAGACTACTGTAAGTGGTGGTGTAAATTCATTTCCTGACGCTGGAGCAAGTGGTAATAGATCTTTAAATATTTTACCAGGACAAGGACTTGCACCTTTACCAGATCCAAGTCAAGGAATGAACAGACCAATACGACCTGACCCATTTGGAAATATTTTACCAGACCAAGGATTTCCACCACCTTTAAATTCAATTCAAGATCAAATGTTTCGGCCACCAATGCAACAACCTGTGCAAAATCAAATGCCTGTTGCTAATTCATTCTTAGAACAGTTACAACAGTCGGCTGGATTATTACAAAATCAAGTAACAGCTTTACAACCACCTGTAGTAAATAATGTACCACAAAATAGATTTGTTGGTAATCAGTTTCAAATGCCTTTTGGCATGGGTCAACCAACACCGCTTGGTGGCAATTATGGTAGCGGTGGTTTTGGTTACAATCCTGGTACTTATACACCAGGAGCATTTAACCAATACGGTGATACTAGCACAACTGGTGGCATTAACGATATTATTAACAGTTTATTAGGGCCAGGTGCAGATCGTGGTGGTGAAGGCGATGCAGGCGGTATGTTTGGTGGTGTACAAGGTCAAAATGATCCTTCTAACCCACGTAACAGACAAGATAGATATGATAAAAATCCTGACGGTTCTATAACTCAATATGACGCAAGCACAGGTTTAACAACCACATACGGTCTTGATGATGAAAAATTAACACTAGCACAAAAATTATTTGGTAATATAGCAAAAGTACCAACAACTGCAAGCCTTGTTGAAAGTGCAATAGGTGGATTGCTTGGAAATTTAACTGACACTGGCTTTTCAGTAAATCCAAATATGCCAAGTAATCAGTTAGAAAACCCTACAAACAATCCATTAATAGCTTCTTACAATCAAATGATTACAGAAAATATTCCTGGATTGCCTGTAAGTCCTATCAACATTCCTGAAGTAGATTTAAGTTTACCAACAGGTTTATTAACTGGTGTAGATCAAGGGCCAACAAATGAATTTGGTAGAACCAGAGCAGAACAAGATGCAGTTA